ATAACAGCCCAATCAGGCTTGGCTACAGGCGCAGCTAAATGGAGTGCCGCTTACGGTTTGGCTTCTTTTGCATCGGCTTCCAACGGAGCAGTGGCTGTTGCGGTCGGTAGTGGGACAGTCCCTACTGTTAATCGACTGCAAATAGGAGTCGGCTTTGGCGCACAGTACACCGGCGCACTTAAGCGCCTCACCTACTGGCCGCAACGCTTGCCCAACAAAGTCTTGCAAACCATCACCCAGTAAACATGCCCAACAACCCTTGCCTCTCATGACTGAAGAACCCCTCACACCCCCCAGCCCCACGATGTTCCGGTTCCCGGATGAAGCGACTGGCATGGACGCCATCAAGACTGCGGGGTTTGCTGTCATGGATGAGGATGGCATCGTGCGTTTGATCACTGCTAGTCACAGCCACGCCCTTGATGTTGTCGGCACCATCTCCCGTGGTGGTGAATGGGATGAAGATGGCAATATGATCACCCCGCCTAAAGTGCTCGAAGGTTGGCACATCAACTATCGCGGTGTAGTGCCGGATGAGTGGTTGCAGTATGCAGTAACTCCTCAAAACCCTGTCCGTGTATTCTTTTAAACATCATGCTTACTCTATTTGGTCTTAAAGTGTCCTATGAGGCACTTATTTTTTTTGGACTGTTTATCGGTTCAGAGATTATTGGAGCTTCTAAGCTCAAAGATAACAGTGTTGTTCAAGTTATCCTGCGTGTTGTAGAGGCACTTAAGCCTCACCGCACTGAGGATGATAAAATTCAAAAGATTAAGGATACCCTGAAATGAGCATTAAACTCCTTGACGTTATCAAAAACTACAAGGGGTTGCCTCATCAAAAGCAAGCCATTGAGGCTCTAGAGCGTCTTCTAGGGTCTTATGGCTTGTCTGGTGATGCGGAGTGGGTAAAAATCTGGCGTACACCTACTCCCCAACCCCATCAACAATTTACTAATACGTGGGATGGTATTGAAGCTGCTGCTAGAGCTGCTGGAGCTAAGTTTCCAGAGGTTGTAGCTGCTCAATGGGCACTAGAAAGTGCATTTGGAACAGCTATTAGCGGTAAGAACAATTTCTTTGGTATTAAAGGTACTCCTGGTACGGTTAAAACTACCTGGGAAGACTACGGGAACGGTCCTGTAACCATCAAAGCTTCATTCAAAGACTTTGCTACACCTTATGACTGCGTTGAACACCTTGTTACCCAATGGTATAAGGACTACAAAGGTTATAAAGGTGTCAATCGAGCCACCTCTCGTGAAGATTGTGCATACCTTCTAAAGAAAGAAGGTTATGCAACTGATCCCATCTATTCACAGAAGCTGATTCGATTAATGGAGCAACATGATTGAAGCTGGTGTTGCAGCTGGTTTAGCCGTGATTACCGGCTTAGCTGCCCTTACTAACCGTCTACACAAACGTATTGATGAGTCAGTTACACGTATTGAAGCGGTTGATCGCCGTATTGATCGTGCTGAACTTGATATGGCTCGTAATTACGTCTATAAAGGTGATTTTGAGAACGCTTTTCAAAAGATGGAGGATCACATGATCCGAATTGAAACCAAACTAGACCAACTCACATTGAGAAATGGCCAATAAAAAAAAGGCTACAGAGGATATGTTTAACGAGTTGCATAACCTCGTTACAACTGAGTTCCTCCAACGTATTAAATCTGGTGAAGCCTCTACACAAGATCTTAAAGCCGCTTGTGATTGGCTAGCCAAGAATGACATTAGTGGTGTTGCCTACGACGGTAACCCACTAGATAAACTAGCGTCTGTCATGCCTAAAGTAGATCCTGAAATGGTTCAACGGAGGTTGTATGGCAAAGTCTAAAACACAACGCTATTACGACTCCAACCCAGAAGCAAACAAACGTCGATTGAAGCAACAAGCTAAGTATAATAAGACTAATGCTGGTCTTAAAATACGAACTGCTGCTAACAAGCTAAACCGCAAACTAGGAACTTATGGCAATGGTGACGGTAAAGACGCATCACACACCGGACCTGGAAAAGGTAAACTTGAAACTCCATCCACTAATCGACGTAGACCTAGAACTGGTAAGAAGTTTGCATAACGATGACACCACTGTTGCCATCCCCTGATCACTACCTACAAAACCTAATAACCATGACAAGTCCTCAAGCAAAACGTATGTGGCGTAGAGCTATTAAGGAACATTTTAATTGTCAATGTGTTTATTGTGGAGAAACCTATGAATTACATGAACTCACTCTTGATCACGTCCGTCCTCGCTGTTTTGGTGGCGAAGACCTTACATCAAATCTTGTTCCCTCATGTTGGAAATGTAATCAAGCTAAAGGTAGTCAGAATTGGCTCACGTGGATGAGACAAACATTTGGTATTACACCAAGAGAACAACTTATCTTATCACATATTAAATAATGGCTGAACAATGGTGGTCTAAATACAAACCAACAGAATACAGTTTTTCTGAATGGAAAGCTGAAGCTAATCGTTTATACAAAGAAGAACGCTTAACTAAAGATCAAATTCAAAGTAAAATTGGATACCCAGTAGATGATCAAGGTAACCCAATCAAAACTACTAATAAAGGAAGCGCAGTTAAGCCTAATTTTGATACAAGAACTGGAAATCGAGCAGGGCAAGGAAAACGTCGTGGAGCAGCTGCTGCTGTTCAAACAGTTGGTGAAGATGTTTACAATAAAGGCGTTGTCGCTGCTCCCGGTTCTGGTCTAGAAGAACATCACAAACGTGTTGTAGGTTTGTATAAACCATTTTTTGAAGGACTTAATCCTAGAGAAACAAAAGAATTAGCTCAATGGTTTGTTGATGAAAGTGCACCATTGGGCAATGTTAAAGGAAATTTAGAGGCTCTTACTAAGCAGCAACATGAAGCAATTCATAGTTGGATGAAAGAAAATCGAATGCAAGTTAGCAGTAAAAAATTTCCGTCATTTAAAAATATGCCATTAAATGAACGGTTGGTTGCGGCTCTAACTTTTCTTGAACAAATTCAACCTGCAGCTGATGAAGAATTAGCTAACATTAAAAATAAAGCATCTCAGGTTGATCTAAACCAACGTCAACAACCTGCAACTCCTATTGATGCCCCTGAAACTGGACCTAACGCTCTCCGTGTAGCACGTAATCTAGCTCCAGCTGCATTGAGTATCCCAGCAGGTCTTGCTGTTAGTGCTCAATCTGCAGCGGCAGCTATTAAACAACCTACAGAAGAAAACATTGTTAATGCTGGGTTCGATATCGGTAACACTGCAGCGGATCTTGTTGGACTTATTCCTACTCCAATGACTGTTGCTGGTAGTGAAGCAGCTCAACGTGCATTGATGATGGGTCAGATGACTTACAACGCTCAACGTCAAATGCAAAAACAAGAACAAGAAGGTGGTAAGGAAACAATGGCAGGATTTGACATTCTTAACGAACTTGAATACATCGGTAATCAGCTTCGTAACTTTAAAATGCCATACCGTAGGTTTGGTGGTAGCTATACACCCATGAAAGACCGCTAGAAGCCTCTACAACATTCCTTAAACTCTTTTTAGGTATATTCTATCATCCATGCCTGCAAAACGTCGTACAGCCGCTCCTAGAGTAGGCTCCGTGTTAGAGTCCCTTCAGGGAGACTTTAAACTATTTCTTCAAGCTTTGTGGGGGCAGTTGGATCTACCTGAACCTACCAGAGCACAATACGCCATTGCTGATTACTTACAACACGGTCCTAAACGTTTACAGATCCAAGCGTTTCGTGGTGTAGGTAAATCATGGATTACTGGTGCCTTTGTGCTCTGGACTCTTTTTAAAGACCCAGAAAAGAAGATCATGATTATCTCCGCAAGTAAAGAACGTGCGGATAACATGTCGATCTTCCTACAAAAGCTAATTATTGAGACACCGTGGCTTTCCCATTTGAGACCAAAAAGTGATGATGCACGCTGGTCTCGTATTAGCTTTGATGTTAACTGTTCCCCTCACCAAGCTCCATCCGTTAAATCCGTAGGTATCACAGGTCAGCTAACTGGTAGTCGTGCAGACCTAATGATTCTAGACGATATTGAAGTGCCTGGTAACTCAATGACAGAGATGATGAGAGAAAAACTCCTTCAACTCTGTACCGAAGCTGAATCAATCCTTACACCAAAGGATGATTCACGTATTATGTATCTTGGCACTCCTCAAACCACCTTTACCATCTATCGTAAACTAGCTGAACGTAACTACCGTCCCTTTGTTTGGCCAGCTAGAGTTCCTCGTAAACTATCCAACTACGAAGGTCTTATAGCTCCTCAACTCCAAGAAGACATCGACCAAGGTGCTGAACCGTGGTCAGTTACAGACCCAGACCGCTTCTCTGCCGATGACCTGTTAGAACGTGAAGCAGCTATGGGTCGTAGTAACTTCATGCTTCAGTTCATGTTGGATACGTCTCTTAGTGACGCTGAGAAGTTTCCCCTTAAGTTCTCAGACCTAGTCATCACTTCCGTTAATCCAACACAAGCTCCAGACGCTGTAGTGTGGTGTTCAGACCCCCGTAATGTCCTTAAAGACCTACCAACAGTTGGTTTACCTGGAGATTACTTCTATTCACCTATGCAACTACAAGGTGAGTGGGGTCCATACCAAGAAACAATCTGCTCTGTTGACCCGTCTGGTAGAGGAACTGACGAAACAGCCGCTACTTACATCTCCCAACGTAATGGCTTCCTTTACGTTCATGAAGTAAGAGCTTACCATGATGGTTACTCCGACAATACTCTCCTAGACATTCTTAGAGGTTGTAAAAAATACAACGTTACTAAACTGGTCATTGAGACTAACTTTGGTGATGGTATTGTCTCTGAACTCTTTAAAAAACACCTACAACAAACTAATTTAAACATAGGTATTGAGGAAGTCCGTGCTACAGTCAGAAAAGAAGACCGTATTATTGATACCCTTGAGCCTGTTCTTAATCAACATCGTCTTATTATTGATAGGGCTGTGGTGGAATGGGACTACAACTCGAATAAAGAAGCCCCACCAGAAAACCGACTCCTTTATATGCTGTTCTATCAGATGTCAAGGATGTGTCGGCAAAAGTATGCCGTAAAACATGACGACAGATTAGACTCCCTAGCACAAGGTGTTAAATACTTCACAGATGCTCTTGCTATTTCCGCTCAAGAAGTCGTTAAAGAACGTAAACGTGAAGAATGGAATGATATGTTAGAAGCATTTATAGATGACCCTCAAGCAATGACTAATCACCTTGCTTTGGGTATGGATTTAAACCAAAGACGACAAGCTAGAGGATTCACTAAAAACGGTTGCCCCACCTGGGTTTCTCGTTAACCCCACATGTATACAGGAGGAGGGAAGGGTGGACCCAACTCCTGTAATGGGGGAAGACAATCAAATCTTCCCCTTTTTCCCGTAATGAACAGCGAGGAAACAAAAAGACAACATTCCCCCTCTTAGTTCATTCTGTTGAACACACCTCCTTTAATTAGTACATGAATCTAGTGAGCACTGATTCTACTTACTCCTTTGAATCTTGTCACTACTTATTCTACTGTTAGGTAAACCAATGAGTAGAACGTATAGGAAACAACCTTGTAACTATGTATTCCGTCATCCTAAAACTCTTAATGAGTTAAAACAAGTTAAAGTAAGTAATGACTACTATGATTCTGAGTATATGGTAAGTACTCGGAAACGTAATATCCCTACTGCTTGGGATGATCTTAAAGTTTCTAGTCACTATCAAAACGACCACCACACCAAATGATCCCCACCCACTCCGCCCAACCTTCGTTTCACTGCGTTCAACTCATTCACATCACTCCTAATGCAGAAGAATTAATTAGTTATATGGCTAGAGTCTCTAATCCCTCTAATCAGTCAAACACTGAGACCAGTGCTAAACTAATTAAGTATCTAATTAAACATAACCACTGGTCACCCTTTGAAATGGTGAACATGTGTGTAGAAATTAATACTACTAGATCTATAGCAGCACAGATACTCCGTCATAGGTCCTTCTCCTTTCAGGAGTTCTCTCAACGGTATGCAGAAGTCCCTACACCTCCCCAACTGCCCCAACTGCGTAAACAAGACCTGAAGAATAGACAAAATAGTACCGATGATCTAGATGAAGCAGTAAAGAAAAGCTTTGAATATCGTATCGCTATAGCTTACTCAGATAGCTATAGGCTCTATAAAGATATGGTAGCAGCAGGTATCGCTAAAGAATCAGCTCGTGAAGTACTTCCCCTAGCTATTCCCTCTAAACTTTACATGAATGGTACCATTAGATCTTGGCTTCACTACTGTGACCTAAGGACAAGCAATGGAACACAACGTGAACACGCACAGATAGCAGCACAGGTTCAAGATCTACTGTATCAATTCCTTCCTAACGTGTCAGAGGCAATGTGGAATTATGACTGAAGTATGGCAATTGTTTTATCATAATCTTTACAGTGCTATTGTGTTTAGATTTGAATTTGATGATCCTTGCTTTAGCTTGATCTTTCAACGGGCTTTTTGGAATGAACTAAATACTGGTTGGTTAGAGATGA